GTATGTATCCGAGTTCGAACGTCTCGTGCGGTTCGACACGTGGGCGAAGGGTCACGGCAAGGGTGATCACGAGTGGTCGTTCAACGACTTCGACCGCAAGAACTTCACCATCCACGTCGTCGTCCCCGAAGAACAGCCCAAGGCTGAACCGAAGCCCCGCAAGCGTCCCCATGGCGCTCAGGAATACAAAGGCAACGGCAAGCACGCTTGGGAGACTGTTACTGCCGAGACCAAGCGTCTCCGCGTACCTGGTGGGTGGCTCTACGGCGAGTACAGCCGCCGCATCGACCGCATCATCAACTCGACGTTCGTCCCCGTTCCCCAAGCAGTAGGATACGCCGTCTAATGAAGAACAACGTCACCATCCGCATGGGCGCGTCCCTCTGGACCGTCACCGTCAAGGGCGCAGATGGCAAGCCGGTCGCGTTCGACCTGTACGCCATGGACAAAGACCAGCGCCGTAACTTCCACCGCGAGTTCATGAAGGCGTATCGCAATGCGTAGCGATGATCTCATCCCGCTGCAGTACACGACCGTCGAGCCTCCTCCGGAGGAGCGTATCGCCAAGATGCTCAAGGACGACCTTGGCGTCACCGTCAACGCGCAGGCTCTCCGCATGTTCATTCGGACCCGTTGGGCCCGGCTGAGCAAGGCGGCTCACGAGGTCCACGATGCCTGATCCGCTGAAGTTCTTCGGCTTTGTCGGTATCGGCACCGTCGTCTTCATGGGAATCATCATCGCCCTCTGCAATTGGGGTGAAAGCACTCAGTGCGCCAACGCTGCTGCAGTCATGGGAGTCCCGTACGCCTACGGCATCAACACGCCCTGCATGGTGCAGGTCGACGGCAAGTGGCAACTGCTGAAGTATCCCCGAAGGGACTAATGATCTTCGCTCTAATCGCCAATAACGCGCTCGACGCAATTGGCCTCACCTACATCGTGCTCTCGACCATCAAGATTGCTCGCGGATATCCCGTGAGCCGATGGTTCTTTTGAAAAGGGACTAACCCATGAGCCTCTCCAACTTCTTCGAACGTGCCCGCGCGACCCTCTCTTCCTACGCTGGCGACACCACCTTCCTGAAGGGCGTGGCCTCGGCCGCAGCCAACGTCACCGCTGCTGATGGCAGCATCGACGACAACGAAATCGACAGCGCCATTTCTGGCATGCAGAGCAACCCGCTCGTCTCCACGTCCTACACTTCCTCGCAGATCGAAGAGGCGCTCAACGCCGCTCTGTCGCGTGCGAAGTCCCGTGCTGGCCGCATGGAGAACAAGCGCAACATCGAAGCGCTGATGACCCGCGACGTTTCGGTTCGTCAGGACGTCTTCCTGATCGCGGCCGACGTTGCCGATCAAGGTGGCATCGGTCCCGAGGAACAGGTCGTGCTGAACGACATCGCCAAGCTCCTCAACGTCGACGGCGCGAAGCTCCTCGGTTGAGCGTAGCTGAGCTTATCGCCTCCGCGACGTTCTTCGCGGGGGTGCCACTCCTGATCTACATCGCTCGAACCATCTGAGCATAACGGGTGCATGGCTGGCTGGAGGCCTGCATTAAACGATAGCCCAACACTACGCCCGTTCGTCCGGGGCCCTTCGGGGTCCCTTTTTCTTGGAGACTGCTTCCTTTGGAAACCTTCCTCGTATCGTTACTCGGCATCGTCTGGATTGACCTCCTGCTGTCGGGTGACAACGCTGTCGTCATCGCGCTCGTCAGCAACCGCCTGCCTCCCGAACAACAGAAGTGGGGCATCATTGGCGGAACCGCTGCAGCCGTCCTGCTGCGCGTCGTCATGTCATTCTTCGCTGTCTTCCTGCTGGGTGTCCCGGGACTGTCCATCCTCGGCGGCCTGTTCCTCCTCAAGGTGGCCTATGGGCTCCTCATGGAAGAGGCCAAGGACGAGGACGGAGACGTCGTGGGGCGCATCACGCTCTCTGCGGCCATTGGTACCATTGCCGTGGCTGACGCCTCCATGAGCCTCGACAACGTGCTTGCTGTGGCCGCTCTGGCCCATGGCTCCGTGGTCCTCATGGCGACCGGCGTCCTCCTCTCTATCCCTCTGGTCATCGCAGGCGCTGCGCTGATCTCCAAGACCGTAGAGCGCTTCCCGATCATGGTCTGGGCAGGCGCTGCGGTTCTCGGCTGGGTCGCTGGTGGCATCATCGCTGCTGATCCGTGGTCGGCTCCGTACCTTGAGCACACGGTCGCCTCGGCTACCGGCGCTGCACTGGTTCTCCTCGTGGGCCTCTGGGCTCGCTTCAAAAACAAGGCTGCATAAAATGACGAATGACGGCACTTCGATTGGACTTCTTGGCGTGGCTGCGTGGTTGGTCGGTGTCGTCTTTGTTGGCGCGGGCCAGTTGGGCACCTTCGATCCGCCTCCCGTAAAGGCGAGAGTTGAGACCACTGGCCCGCGATGCACCTCTGAATATCCCCGGGGATTGACCCCGAGGGTCATCGTGAGGGTCACCAAGAAACCAAAAACCTGCACAGGCGGTGACCTTCAATCATCGTGGCGGGACTGCGTGTCTCGCTTCAACGTATAGGCGCTAGACGACTAACGTCAGTGCCGCACTGAGTATTGCAACAAATCCAATATGGCTAAGACTACCGTTATCCTCCCCAAAGGCGTCGCTGTTTTCCCGAAGCTGAATGAGATTGACGTCTATCAGCCGAAGACCCCGTCCGGTAAGAACAACGGCGCTGAGAAACGCCGCTACATCACCGGCGTGAAGTTCAGCGACGAAGACCATCGCAAGGTCGACGCTTACCTGAAGAAGCAGTTGAAGGCTAACAACCTTCCGGCAAACGCCAAGCTGCCGTGGAAGCAGGATAAGAAGGACGGCTCGTTCTCTCTCCAGATGACCTCTGGCGAAGACTATCCGCCGCCGTTCGTCGACGCTGCGGGCAACGAAGTCCCGCGCAACAAGGTGAAGATTGGCGGAGGCTCGATCATCAAGCCGGACGTCACCGTCAACGCCTACGATGGCTTTGGTGGAGGCATCAACCTCTACATCAATCAGGTCCAGATCATCGAACTCAAGACCCGCGTCTTGAACAAGTTCGAAGCCGAGGCGGGTGGTTACACCTACAACGGCGGCGATGCGGATGAAGACCGGTCGGAAGACCTCGACGACGCTGAGCCCGAGGCCCCCGAGGCCCCGGACAGCAACACGGACGACGACATTCCGTTCTGATAATGTCGAAGCCCGCACTCACCATCGAGCCTGAGTTTCGCTCAGGTCTCGAACGGGAGGCTGCGGCCAAGCTAACTCAGGCCGGTGTGCCCTTTGGTTTCGAAAGCCAATGGATCAAGTACATCGTGCCTGAGCGCGAGGCTAAGTATCTTCCAGACTTCTCTTTCATGAAAAGCGACGACTTCCCGAAGGGCTGTCCGATCATCCTAGAGCCCAAAGGGCGCTTTGGTGGTGCGGTCCCCGGCGGCAAGTTTCGCGTCTCCACCAAAGACGCAGCCGTGAAAGAGCGACAGAAGTTCGTCCTGCTCAAGCAACAGCATCCTGAGTTGGACATCCGCTTCATCTTCTCCCGAGCATCGACGCCCATCTACAAGGGCTCCCCAACTTCCTACGGGAAATGGGCGACCGACCACGGCTTCAAGTGGGCCGAGAAGGTCGTGCCTGATGCTTGGATTGAAGAAATCAAGGCTTACCAGAAACCCAAAAAGAGAAAGTGACCTCATGTCTGAGACCCTGACCCTCGGCACTCCTAACCTTGCAAACGACCTCTCGCTGGCACCGCAGTGCCGGAAGATTTTGGCGCACCTTGAGAGCAAGAACGACAAGGGCGATTACCGCACGATCACCAACATGGAAAGCATGGGTGTCTATCACGTGCAGCGGCTCTCGGACGTGATCTTCAAGCTCCGCAACGCGGGCTACGCCATCAAGATGACGATGAAGACCGATGGCGTCGGTGGCCAGTACGCCTCCTATCAGTTGGTCCGCTAGTGAGCGTCCGCTACATCTATCTCGCAGGCTTGGGCCTGATCACCGCAGCAGCAGGTATCGACTTAGGCTTCACGCCTGCCTTGGTCACTGCTGGCCTCGGGCTCATGGTCTACGCCTTCTGCGAAGCACTCGCGTCCCTCTGATGGACGTCGCAATCGCAAATGAAGCAGCCACGGTTCTCTCGTGGCTGCTGGTCGCTTCGTGGGGGATCATCGCTGTGATCGCCTACGCTGCTGCAAGAGAGTTTCTCGAAAGGTTACGTAGTGAGTTGCACTAAGGGGCCATGCCCCTGCGGACAGTCTTCGGATGCGTTCGCGACATATGACGACGGAAGTGGAAGCTGGTGCTTTAGCTGCAATGACGTTGAGAAGTTCAAAGGTGCAGGACCTGTTGCGCAGAAAACGAGTGAAGTTTCTGTGGCCAAAGGGTTCAGTCCCATCGATACAGAAATTAAAGCTATCACCGCGCGCGGCATCACCACCGATACCATGGCCAAGTGCGACTATCGCCTCGGCAAGCTCCGTGACGGCACACCGGTCCACGTCCAGCTAATCAAGGACGAGAGCGGCAAGCTGATCGACCAGAAGACCCGCACGCGCGACAAGCAGTTCAAATGGCTTGGCCAGAGCGTCTACAAGAACAACGGTGGCATCATTGGTGATTGGTCGTGGCCTGCGAAGGGCAAGACGGTCGTGATCACCGAGGGCGAGATTGACCGCATGTCGGTCTCGCAAGCCTTCGACAACAAGTATCCGACTGGCTCGCTGCCGAATGGCTCAGGCTCCGTGAAGAAGGCGCTGCTCGCAAGTTGGGAGAAGCTGCTTCGCTTCGACCATATCGTGCTGTGCTTCGACAACGACGAGCCGGGACAGAAGGCTCTCAAGGAAGCCTGCGAGCTTCTGCCGGTCGGCCGCGTCAAGATCATGGCTGTTCCAGGTAAGGACGCCAACGCGACCTTGATGGAAGACGGCCCTGCGCCGATCATCCGAGCCTACTGGGACGCAAAGCCCTTCAGGCCTGATGGCATCGTCGAGGGCAGCGAGTTCTCCCGTGAGCGCCTGAAGAAGGCCATGGCCAAGCGCAAGGGCCTCGACCTCCCATATCCCAAGCTCAACGGCATGTGGATGGGTCTGCGGCCTGCGGAAATCACCACGCTGTGCGCAGGCTCAGGCATTGGCAAGTCAACGCTGGCCCGCGCCATCGCTTACCACATGCGTGTGGCGCACGGTTCGAAGATCGGCAACATCTATCTTGAGGAAGACAACGACACGTCGGTCGCAGCCTACTGCGCCTTGCATGCTGGTGTGCCCCTCAAGAGCCTCATAGCGAACCCTGCGAACATCAGTGACGACCAGTGGGACGCAGCGCTCGCTGCAGTCATCCACGACAAGATGATGTTCTACGACCACTTCGGCTCCCTGCAGAGCGACCGGCTGCTGACCATGATGCGTTACATGGCGGCGAGCGGCTGTCAGTTCATTGTGCTCGATCATATCAGCATCGTTGTATCGGGATTGGAAACCATGGACGAACGTAAAGACATCGACGTCCTGATGACCAAGCTGGCATCCTTCGTGAAGGAAACTGGTGTTGGCGTCATCGCCATCGTGCATCTGAAGCGCTCGAACGGCAAAGACTTCAACGGCGGCGACCAGATCAGCCTCAACGACCTACGGGGCTCCGCGTCATTGGAGCAGCTTTCGTTCAACGTGCTGGCCCTCGAACGCGACCAGCAGGACGAGGAAGAGAAGCTCTACGCGCAGATACGTTCACTGAAGTGCCGCATCACCGGAGAGACTGGTGAGGCCGACCTGATCAAGTGGAATATCGCGAAGGGCTGCTACGAGGTTGCGACCCGCAGCAAAGAAATCCCCGACTTCGATCCGCATGAGAAGGGCACCGATGACATCAAGTTTTGAAGACGTGATCGCGATGCTCATGAGGCGTGGGGCGACCCGAGAGCAGGCGAAGACCATCATGGTCGACGTCTACAAGGTCCCCATGTCGGGATGCCAGAACCCTAATCCGAAGTCGCGCATCAGGGAACGTCAGTACCAGATGGCGAAGTGGGCCATCGAGAGAGCAAAGGAATACGGCAGACAGAATGCTGAGACTACTATGGGACACCGAGAGTAACGGCTTTCTGGCTAACGCCACCCGTTTCCACTGCATCGGTATCACCAACGTCGACACAGGCGAATACGAGGGCTACCGGCCCCACCAACTCGACACAGCTTTGGAGCGCATGCGCGAAGCTGACGAGATCATCGGCCAGAACATCATCCGGCACGATATCCCGCTCGCCAAGAAACTGAAGAAGGGCTGGAGCCCTAAACCTGGAGCGAAGATCAGCGACACGATGGTCATCAGCCGCACGATGTTTCCGAACATCAAGGCGACCGACATCGCGCTGGTTCAAGCAGGCAAGCTCCCGCCGAAATACAAAGGCAAGCACAGCGTCGCTGCGTGGGGCCACAGGCTAGGTAACCCCAAGGGCGACTACGCGGAAATCATGGAAGCCAAAGCTCGTGAGCTTGGCCTTGAGAACCCGCGTGACATTGCGACCTTCGTGTGGGGCACCTTCAACGAAGACATGTTCGAATACATGGGGCAGGACTGCGCCACCAACTACGACATGTGGAAGCACTTCAATCCCGATGCCTACCCGCAGGCACCGTTAGCCCTTGAGCATCGTATTTCCCGCGTGTGCGATGCCATGAACACTGCGGGAGTGCCTTTCGACCTCAAGGCCGCTGGTGAGCTTCAGGCCGAACTGGTTGGGAAGAAGCACGTCATCGAGACGAAGCTCAAAGAGAAGTATGGCTTCTGGTTTCAACCGGTGAGCCCTGATCCGACCAAGTCCCTCTTCATTCCGAAGCAGCCGAACCGCAAGCCTGCGGTCGCTACGCTGGACGAGAACGGCGATTGGGAATGGTCGAACCCCGGCTACTGGGGTGACGAGACGATCACCGAGGTGCCCAAGACCGACGTCGATGGCAACCCGGTCTACAACGCCAAGGGCGTCCTGCAGACCACCAAGGTCAAAGAGTTCAAGGGATATCCGTGCACGAAGCTCAAGAAGATTGAGTTCAACCCGGGCTCCTCGGACCACCTTGCGAAGAAGCTGATCGAGCAGGGATGGCGACCAACGAAGTTCACGGATGGCGGCAAGCCAGCCATGGACGAAGAAGTCATCGAGAGCATTGGCAACCTGTTCCCTGATATGGACGGCCTGCCGACGCTCTTGATGGTCAACAAGCGACTGTCACAACTCGTTGGAGGCAAGTCATCAAAGTATCCGCTCATCGACAGCGTGCAGGAAGACGGCTGCATTCACGGCGTGATCAACCCTATGGGGACGATTACAAGTCGAGCGGCCCATATGTTTCCGAATCTCGGACAGGTGCCGAGCGCGAAGAAGCCTTACGGGCACGAGTTCAGGCGCTTGTTCACCAAGCATGCGCCGACGCCGTATCACGGCACAGGCCTATCGTCGTGCAAACTTGGGAAGATGGTGCCGTGGAAATTCCTCGGTGCTGACCAAGAGGGCCTAGAGCTTCGTGGGCTGGCCCACTACCTGCATCCGCTCGACGGCGGCAAGTATTGCACCACGGTCATCAGCGGTGATCCTCACTGGCTCCATGCGGTCGTCATGGGCCTCGCTGAGGGTGAGCGCGACAAAGCCAACCAACTCCACACCGTTCTCCGTGAGGACGGCAGCAAGAGGTTCATCTATGCCTACATCTACGGGTGCGGAGACGAGAAAGCTGGCTCTATCATTTACGAAGCTCTCCTCAACGCGAGGAGAAGCTGTGGAGCCGAAGGCGCTGCGATCTACAGCAAATTCTTCACCGAGAACCCTGGCGAAGACGAGCTACGCAAAGTCGGCAAGAAGGTTCGCCGTAGCTTCCGCACGCGCATTGAAGGCTTCAAGGTCCTGCAGGACAGACTGTCTGAGCAGGTTGGCAAACGCAATCGTGTCATCGGTCTCGATGGTCGGATCATCCCAATTCGGTCTGACCATAGTGCACTCAATTTCCTCATTCAGTCAGCCGGTGCCATCGTCTGCAAGGAATGGGTCGCCAGCGCCTTCGAAGAACTCGAACGTCGATACACCTACAACTGGGATGACCCGTGGGCTGGAGACTTCGTGTTCGTGCTTTGGGTGCATGACGAAGTCCAGCTTTGCGTAAGAGAAGGCCTTGAAGAAGAAATCGGTAAAATCATCGTCGACTGCGCGCGTAAAGCGGGCGTCCCGTACGGCCTCCGTGTCCCGCTCGACAGCAAGTACGTCGTTGGCGACACGTGGGAAGACACCCACTGAAGACACAGGGGACGCCTCAGGGCGTCTCCTACGTCTCCTGCGCCAAGTGCAGCGGGAGCACGTGCGGGTCAAGAGCGACCTCGCTCGCAAGGAAGCAGACGTCATTGCGATGGCTGCGTCCCTGCAACTCATATCGACCAAGGTGGGCGCTCAGCGCTTCGCCAAGACGTGGCTGATTACCAGCAAGGGCCTCGTGTGGCTCAACGAAAAGGACGACTAATGTCAATTGAAAGCCAGATCAACACACTGGTCGCAGAAGCTCAGAACGAAGCGTGGGACGCAGGCTATCTTGCAGGCGTAGAGGCAGCGCGGTCTCGACCGGCTGAGGCTGACGAAATCGTGCAGGATATCCTCGCGGACCTACAGGCCACTGCGTTCTCCTCAGAGGCTGAAGCTTCTGAGGAAGGAACGACTGCGAAGGTCAACGCCCAGCCCGAAGGTGCTGAGTGGCCTGAGGGCCTGCGTTACTCTGACCCGGACGAAGCTCAGTTGGAAGCGTGGAAGGCCTACGACAGGCAGGCATTGTTTCAGTGAAGAAACTCCTACTGATCGACGGCGACGAAATGCTGTTCAAGGCAACCGCTGCAGTCGAGCATGAAACCAAATGGAACGTGGTGCTGGGTGAGGTCGACTGGCGTGAGCCTCCGATCCACGTGCTAACCTCGTCTCCTCTCAAGGCCCAACAAGTGCTTGAGGAAATGATCGAGCGGTTCTTTGAGCGGTTCGAAACACGCGAGCACTTCCTATGCTTCTCGACCACCTCCGATTTCAATTTCGAACTCGACAAGCAGGCGAACTTCCGCTTCGACGTCGACCCGACCTACAAGAACAATCGGGCGAACTCACGCAAGCCTCTGTGCTACGCGATGATGCGGCAGTGGGTCGAGACCAAG